GAAGTAGCTTTATCGTATACTTGGCATTTGGTTAGCAGAGATCATTTGTTTCTTAACCTCTTCTTCACTATCATACGAATCCATATCGTCTTCGCTTGTTAGACCTCCAAATGCTTTCTTCATTAAATAACCACCATCAAAGGCTTTCTCAGCTTCGTCCATCATAGTTTGTAGCTGATCAGCGCCCATTTGATCGGTAGCCTTTTTGGTGAAAACAAATTCACCATCCGATAACCTTGCGGGAATCGAATCTGATACTCCAGTGCCAAGGCCACTTACTTCGCCTTCGCCAGAGAACTCTCCTGCAACATCCATAACCTTATCAAAGATGCCACTTAGACGTTCATCACCTTCTAGAACGCCCATTAAATATTCTTGTTCTTCTGTATCTAAAGACTCGCCTAGTACATAGCCTACGTAGTCTTCTTCCATCTCATCATCTGGTAGCTGTGAAGCTTCTGCCGCTTCTTTCTCATCTTCTGGGATGTTGTCGTATGTGTCTTCAGGCATCTCGTCTTCCATTTCCATTTCAGGAGGCATGAGCATAGAGCCTTCAGCGTACTTTAGTTTTCCACCTACATTTTTAGCTTCGCGTACATTATACTCACGACCTTCAAATTCGAAAAACTCTGCTTTTTCTTTTTTAGCTTTTCGTTGAGCTTCTCTAAAAGCTTTTCCACTATCACTATCTTTTTTATAGGTAGGATAGTCTTCAGGATTTATTCTTTCTTCTTCAGAGTCTGACATGACTGCAAGAGTCCCTGCACCGCCTAATAATGTTCCTGCTCCTAATCCTGCTACTCCAGTTACAGCTTTATCATCTCTTGAAGTTTTTGTAGCTCGTATTAAAGATTTAGTTCTTTCTTGATTTTCAGTTGCAGGTTTTAAAACGCTTGTTACAAAAGCATCTAAATCGCCTTTGCCCCCACCGCCAGTAGCATAGTTTTCAAACTTGCTTAAATCCCGCTGTTCAGACTTATTGTTTTTTAAAATTTGGTTAAGTTTATCAAAATTATTATCTTTGACATCATTAATAGCTGTTTGTATTTCTGCTCTTTTAGGTGGTTTTCCTTTTTTAACACTCTTGCTTTTCTTTACAGCCTCTACAATTAATTTTATTATGCCGCCCCCCGCATACTCTTCACGTTCAGGAGAACTTAATATAGAGCCACCAGACATAAACCCTTGTGTTTGATTTTCTTTAAATCTTCTGTTAGCTTCTTCTAACTTCCGATCCATTTCTTCTTGGTCTAGCCTTTCTTGATGTTCTTCAGCATCTTTAGACGACATAAATTGTTCAGGATCTTCTTCAAGCTCTTGAATTGTAGTGTTTTCAACTCTAACTACCTTACCATCAGCATACATTGCTCTACCGCCATACATCTTGCCTTGTCTTTTTTCTTGTTGCATTCTGTAGCGTTTGTCATCCATAGATTCTTGCATTTCTTAATCCTCAATTCTTTGTTTGGCTTCTTGTATTTGTTCTTTCAGTTGTAGCAAATTAGCCAGAGAACTCACTCTCCCCTGCTTGCGGTACAGTTCCAGTTCCGATGTTGCCACCGCCAGTGCCTGTAGCTCCAAGGTTCGGAGGTTGTTGAGATGCTCCTTGAGGGCCTCCCATAGCTCCCTGTTGTTCGTCAGGGGCGACAGCTTCGCCGCCATTTGCTTGTCCAACATTTTGCGCTCCTATAATTTGTGCCATCATTGCCGCTTCTTCTGGATCGTTAAGGATCTCATCAGGGTCAAGATCGAGGCTGTAAGCTAACTCACTTACAATCTTAGAGATCTTAACGAACGGTGCAATAGCAGGATTCTGAGCAGTCTGTAAGAACATTGTTAGTCGCTGACTGCGTACTTCTTTCTGCATAAGGCTATTTGTACCCATTGCATTTACTTCTAAATCACCTTCAATAGCTAACTCGCCTTCAAAGAACTGCATGTTCCACTGGTAATATGATCTTCCTAGTGGACGTAACAAGAAATCATCTATGTTCTTAACTACAGTTTTAATGTTGAGACTTGCCGCACCTAGTAGCATCGACATACCAGAAGCTGTACGAGTCATAGACTGTACGCCTGTCTGTCCGTGAGAGTAGCTAGGTATACCTGTCTGCTCATCTGCAAGCTGACGGAACTTATCGAACATCTGCAAGTTTTCTTGTGTTGTATTAGGGAACTTAATGCCATGAATAGCTTGACCTTGCATTCCTGACTGCCTTCTGAACACTTTTCCGGGATATATTTCCATAGATTGTCCACCTACTAGGGCAGACTCATCAACGTCAAAGACTACTGAGCCAGATAGCGCAAGATTATCAATAGCCATACGTGCATGACCATTCATTATTTGTTGCGAATCGTCCATATTCTCAGCAACGCCAATACCAAAGAAAGAATAAGGATTACGCTCGTAAGGAAAGGCATTGTATGGGAGTCTGTACGGAGTGAATGGATTAACAACCCCACGTAACAGCTTGCCATTACTAACCCAAGCATTAACCTGTACTTCATCTAAATCGTCTACCTCGTCTGGGAGTTCCATTCCTGCTTCTCTAGCGTATTGTGCGTCCATTACGCCCCAGTACTCCAATACTTCAAAAAGCCCATCACCATACTCTTCTGTGTGGTGATTGTCCTTCAATTCAGTCTCATAGTCTTTTTCAGTGTAGTTAGATCCCATAACTAAACATTCGCGGATCTGATCTTTGTTGAAATGAGGTAGCTTTGCTAGACCTCTAAGCTGTGAGCGGTTCATTTTGTGGCGGTGAAAAGTGTATTCGCAGTCTTCCATTGTTGTTGCATTAGGATCTGGAAAGAAGTCCCAGATACTTACAAACTCAATGCGCGGTACACGTACTGATAGCGGATTGTACGTTCTTTCGCCTGTCTCTTCGTCTTTTTCCCAACGACTAAGAGTTTTATTAAAGTTAAATGGGCCTTTAACAACTCCTGTGCCAAACAACGCAGACTCAAACAACGCATTACGCAGTTCAGAAGAGCCATTAGACTCTTCGATCTGGTCATGTATTAGTTTTTCCATAAGTCTAGCGGCATCTTTAGCCGGAGCAAGCTGTAAAGCCTGTGGATCAGGGTTAGGGCCATCTTTAAACGCTACACCTGCTTCGTCTAAAGCATTTTCTAACGCTGATTCACCTGATGAGAACGTAGCTCCTGCTTTTAAAACCTTACCATCACCTTCATAGCCTACGTCAAAAGGGTTTACAACCTCTTCTGGCGTTTCTTCTTTTTGTTCTGGTTCAGAAGTTTCAATACTAGGAGCATTATCTAAATGTTTATACGTAGAAACACCTTCAGGAACTTTGGTTTCTTTAACGCCTATCGGGAACTGACCTGTACCAAAGATAACATCTACTAGCTGACCAAAAGCCGCAATGACTTTAGTCTTAGTTACTTTAATAAAGACTCTAGACTTCTCAGACTCTCGGAACCTTACGCTTTTGCCGTAAAGTCCACGAAAGTTATGGTAGGCTTGGAGCCATCGAGCTTCATCATGCTCTCTGGCCCTTTCTGCTTGTGCAAAACGATCTTCTACCAAGCCTACAAATTTGAGTCGTACAGCTTCTTCAAGGGTCAGGTCAAGACCACTCTCGCCTTCTACTGGCGAAAAGTAAATCTCACCTGCGTTTCCGAATAAACCGTTCTCTTCTTCACTCATTTAAGTTTTCCTTAGAGTTCTTGGAACTGAGCAATATAAGTAACAGTAGTAGCGGCAGTTGCAAGGTCTGCTCCAATTGGTCGCAAAGTAATAAAGACATTACGAGCCGCGGCAGAGTACAAAGCACCTGCAATAACAATAGCTTCGGTAGTTGCGGGGCCACCTTTAGGGCCAACTCCGGTAGTAGCAAACTGGTTAGCCGCTTTACCGTGTGAGTTTTCAATCAGATATAAAGGTACGTTAGCTGTCCAAGTTACAGCGGCTCCACCGTCATCTAGAACGGCTGTAGCGGCGAGTAACTGCGCTCCTGCTGAAGCAGTACCAATAAAGATGTCTAAGTCATTACCACTTGAACCCGCAGTAACGAGGTTACCTTGAGGATAAGCGATTAAGTTAGTTAGGACTGTCCCTGCGGGTTGAGCAATCGTAACAATAGTGTTTGTGTCATCTGTAACTGCGATAGTACCTGTTGTTACTTTTACTTCATTAGTAGTAGTTACTTCTTGATCTGGATTAGTCGTATCTACACGAGCGGCTAATCTACGTACATCAATTGCGTTTGATGCGTCATTTACGTCTTTACGAATATTTACTTGTGCCATAATTACATTCCTTTTATTTTAGTTTGTTCAATAACCAAATGTTGAGTCTACAGGGCTATATAATCTTTCCCGATGAAACTGTCTCATTTGACTTATCGTGTCGTTGATGCGTGGTCGTGACATAATCAGATAACGTAGTGCATCGTAAGCGTGATCAGGTGCATGAGTATCTACGTCTTCTGGGTTGCGTTTATCCAGAGGAATACTTTGTAGTTCGCGTATCAGGTTCGGGCATGTATTAAATAATTGTATTTTGGGCCTACCGCTTTGCATGACTTTTAAGTATTCGTGGATTTGAATCTTTCCTTGTATCCTATTCTTATCTGCTCTCCTGAGCTTGTGTCCTGCTCTCTGAAGCGTTTCGCCTATCGTTGGGCCTGTAGTACCTGTTCGGCTCCAACACGCTGTATCAAGCACTCCTTGGACTGAGAAGGGGTCTTGCATCTCCATGTTTGTAATCAGTTCTGCAAGCTCTGTACCTAACAATCCTTTTTGGTATAGTTCTCTGTATACTATTAATGTTCCATCACTGGGATCAACAGCCGCCCAAATACAGGCGCTCTCTGATGCGTAACCGTAGTCGATTCCTTTTACGCGCTCCCAGTGTACTGGTATTTCAAAAGGCGTAATAACATGTAGCTTTGGAATAAACTCTGTGAAGGCCGCACCTTCTGCAACATCCCAATTACCTTCTAGGAGTTGCTGACGCTGTGTAGGCGGTAAAGCCTTCAGCATCTTTTCATAGTTTCCATCTGTTGCTAGGAAAGGATTATCCTGTAGCCTAGCGGGTATAAACTTCCGTGTTAAGCCGTCAGCCCCTTCAAAGGACTCACAGGGTACAGCAGGGTCAATGTATCTCTTCTTAACCCATGTAGCTCCTGCACCTCCAGGATTCGCTGTACAACGCATGTAGCATGTAATTGCGCTATCAGTTGTCCGTAACCGCGATGCAAGATAGTTCCAAGCAAACTCTGTAGGAAGGTGTGTAATCTCATCAAACCCTATCCAACTATATGCTTGTCCTTGGTAGCGGTATACGTCTGCATCACGCTCCAAGAATCCAAACTCTATCTTTGCACCGCTTGGGAAGTTCCAAAGTTTCTCTACTTCCTTATACTTACATCCCGGAAATGCTTTCGGGTACAACTCTCTACTCTTGTCTATAAGCTCTCTAAGTTCTGGCATAGAGCGTCTTATGATTAGACCCCTGTGAGCGGATCTGTGGGCGTAACGTAATGGATCTACTAACATAGCGTAGGACTTACCACCTCCTGCCGCTCCACCGTAGAGAACATCTGTTTCTCCTGCGGCAAGGAAGTCTTCTTGTGGGCCTTCGTTGGCCTTGAAGATAACATCCTCTTGAGCTTCAGTTGCTAAAGAAGAAGGTAAGGATGCTAGTTCAACGTCTTCTATGACATTAGAGCTTTCTGTACCTTCTAACTTATTAAGAGTCTTTGTAGTTGTACTTATGGACTTCTTAAAACTATCGACTTTAGCTTGAGCCGCCTTTAATTTCTTTTTCTTTTCTTTTACTGTTCTTTCTGCATCCATCTTTGCTTTAGTCTTTGAGTGGTAAGTATAACCACGCCCTTTAGACCCTTTAGCTCTACCTGCTTTCTTACGCGGAGTGCCGTCAACCTTGAGTACGAAATTGCCTTCTTCGTCTTTAAGGTAGTTATCAGGATTAACATCCCAATCATCTTGCATCTTTAGACGCTATCTTCTTTAAACCACTATGAGAGAGCTTGCGGCCTGTTTGATACTCTAGCCATATAGATCCTTCGCGCAGACTTAATGATTCACTCTTAATTAAATCTACAACCATGTCTAAAGCCTCTATCTCTTTAAGGATTGGCTCTAGTAAAGCATCGTTCTTCTCATCTAGCTTATAGCCAAAAGGAATAGTGCTACTAGACCTCCTCATAATTACCTTCTATTACTGTTTCTGTCTTAGCAGGAAGTATAAATAAACCTCCAGAAGTATTAACAGTAACATCTAGCCTATCTGTCTTGCCTAATCCTACACGGTCTAGGATGGTCTGTGCGGCCTGTATACGCATATTAGCCTGTGGGATAGGTTCTGCACTATCCATAATGTGTACAAGCTTTAAAGCGGCTTTAGGGGCGCTCTGCGCTAAGATGTTTGTAGCTAGATCTAGTATCTCAGTCTTCAAGCTTTTAACAACGCTATTGATGCTAGAGTTTGAGTACCCTGCCATCTCTCCTGCAAGCTTAGTGTCACCATTACAGGTTACTAAGTTATCTATGAAGGACTGTTGTTTAGTTGTTAATTCTTTATTCTTTGTCATGTACTACATTATAGCCCTAGAATGGAGGTTTGTCAAGTGTTATTTTACTTATTTGTTAAATAAAGGTACGAAAGTACTTGACAGATTGCGAATCTGAGGCTATAATAGATATTAAGCCCTCAGGGTTATATAGCCATTCTAGGCTACCTATCTACAGACCCCTTTTCAACAAGGGGAAAAGAATATCTTCTCCCCAACCCCTTTCCTGTATAGTCTTTAAAGCCCCGCCCCAATCTGGTACACACTCTAAACCTTCTCAAAATGTATAACATTGTGTATATATGGGGGGGGAGGGGTATGGCGACCTGCCCCGCCTAGACAGCCTACTATTTATAGTCGTTTTCAAGCGGGTCATGCGATCGCCTATCACACCTGAGCTTTAAAGTCCACATAAATTTAACAGATCTGAATCACTAGCAGAAAATACCTTTGAAGTCTATCAAGTGTGCCAAATTAAATAAATTAAATAGCTTGATAACTGGTGTACAGTGTGATAGGACTCCAAAGCCTTCAAAGATCAATAGCTTTAAACTATAAAGACTATATAAATTAATATCTTGCAATATACTTTTATATAGTCTAAGGAATCCTACAAGATTCTAAAACCCTCTCTAATCCATTCTAAGCCATTCTAGCCATACCCTTTATGATTAATCCTATTTCCTTTTTAAACCCTTCAGAATCTATTAGACGCTATTGAGTCTCTATAGTCACAGCTAGTTTAAATAAACTATTGTATTATCTTTTATTGTGTGTTACTCAAGACTCCTTATGTAAATATTTATAACGGTTATAAAATCTATTTAATTTAATTTAATTTATTTTGCTATGGGGTGTTGACATAGGGATTCAACTAGTCCAGTATGCACCTATCAACTTAAAAAACTAAATAACTTTAACCAATACAGGAAATACTAAAATGTCTAATCAAATAATCACTACTGAAATTAGTCTTAAAATTGCAATCAAATGTGCCAACGGATTGAAAGCCGGAACAAAAAATAAAGCAATGGTGACAGAGCTAACAACTAGCGCAGTCATGGCGCACCTAAGCGGTGTTGGTGTTGTTCCTTCGGTCGGCATTAGCGGTGCAGATTTTATTCTTGCTCTTTGGGGAGCCTTGGAAGATAACAAAGAGGCTCTTGCCGTCTATCGCGCCCAGTTGAACCGCATTAGTAAAAAGATACGCAAAGAGAACGGCGACAAAAACCCTTTAGCTCTAACAGTTAAAGATGGTGAACTAGTCGATGTTATACCGCGCACCGCTAAAGGCGGTACTGGCGAAGGCGAAGGCGAAGGCGCAGAGACTAGCGCACCAGATACCGCTATAGATCCCGCGATTAAACTAGCTTTTGAGGTGCTCTCTCGCATGATTAAAAAGGAAAAAGACGAGAAGCAATTGGACGCACTAAAAACCGCGGTTGCGGTACTAGCCGCCAAGCTATAAGATATATATGGATAGCCGCTAAACACTGGCGGTTTTACTAAATAGATTTTATAACCGTTATAAATATTGGAGCAATAGACTATGAATAACCAAAGTGAGAAGAATTTACGCGAGGCTGAAATTGAAATAGCTTACGAGTACCTGCGCCAAAAAGATTGGGAGCGTATGAATCGCAAGCGTGAGATTGTGAGTTGGATTACTCTAACTATAGTTTTTGTGGGTGTTGCTGTCATGGCAATAGGTGCAATCTATCTTGTAGTTTTAAGCTAAATAATTATAACCGTTATAAATATTGGGGCATGATATGAATATTAAGACTAAAGCTGAGCTATTTGAAAAGTGGTCTAGCGACCAAGATTGGAAAGACAATGAGCATTGCGATCTTGCTTGGAAGTTTGATAGTGATTGTAAAGTATTTGATTACTACAATGATAGTGGTGAAGTGTACGGTGAAAGAACGCTTATCACTTTTAGTGATGGTACTGAAATAACAATGAACTATAAAGGTGAAATAGAATAATGAATAGATCAATTTTAATTGAAGTTAAACAGAGTTACGGACGGCCAGTAATTTATCCGGCTTGTAATAATGCAGAGACTTTTGCTAGATTAGCAGGTACAAAAACGCTTACCGCTTCAACGCTTGAATTGATTGAGCAGTTGGGGTATACTATCGACACCGTGATACCCAAGTGGCGTATCACAAACTAAATAATTATAACCGTTATAAGGGAAATAAAATGTTGAATATTAAAATAATGCGGGCCTGTACGTGGTTCGATGATAAGCGCGAACGTGGGTTCGTGGTGGTTAGTGCTAACAGTGTGCTAGAGTTTAGCTTTAATAAACTGCGGAGGCCGTATGTTAAGTATGATTTTAAGCATGGCTATCATGTGCTTGTAAACACTGGTTTTTTTAATGTGGGTTTGACCGATAAAGGTTAAATAATTATAACCGTTATAAGGATTAAAGATTATGAAACTATTTCATTACAGGAAAGATGCGGTAAACTGTCAAGAATACGCGCAAGTCTCTGCTGATAATATGATGCAAGTCATACTAATGGTGGCGTTAAGCATACAGCAGAACTGGCTTGGCGTTGGTGAGCAACTAAAAGATGTCAGGCTAAATGGCGCAGAGTCTAGGTTTTTGTGGGGTAATAAGATAAAAACCTATAAGTATTTACAGGCCAATTCGCACCAACTATATGCGGATGCAATGGAGGCGATAAACTCTGGTGATTCAGACCGCGATAAAGCAAGGGCATTGATGGAAGTGTTTCTGCGAGTCGATGGTCTAGGCATTCCCAAAGCAGGGTTTACGTGTCAGTTGATGGCCGGATTGGTTGGGTGCATGGACGTACACAATATCAGACTGTATAGGTTAGATATTAAAGATCTTTCACTGTCTAAGAATCCAAAGACTAGCAAGGGTGTCGATGCCAACAACAAAAAGGTGTGGGCGTATATTGATGTGTGCCATGACATAGGCACGGAAAGCCTATGGGATATTTGGTGCGATTTACTAGCAACTAAATCTAAGAAGTGGATTGATGGCGCACATGTAAGTGCGGTACACTACAGCTATTTAACTGATGCTTAATATTTATAACCGTTATAAGGAATAGACGACATGAACATACCAGACAAAAAGTATTATATTATTGATGGCAAAACAGGTGACATTATGTTTTATACGGACGATAACACTGGCTATCCTAGTGTCTGGGAAACCGTTACAGGCCCAGACAACCACCGCTATTATTACACCGAAACAAAACTACCAGAAGATCGTGAAACAAGGACGCGGATATATAAATAAAAAAAAGCTTGACAAGGGTTTTGTCATTGCTTTATACTGAACTCACATTAACTAAATAGGTAAACAAAATGATAGTATTTAATTACGTTAGCAAAAAAGACTTGAAAGAAAATGTCGGTGAGCCGTTGCGCTATATAGAAACTAGCATGTTCGGTGCAGAGTATGTACCTAACGGACAACTGACAGGGGCTAACCGTCCACACACTACAGGTAGAGGACGCGAGTTCTTTGCACAAGTGACAATGCTTGATGGACTAATCAAGTCTGTCAAATAATTATAACCGTTATAAGGAATTATAAAATGAAGACTTTGATAAACGCAGTAGAAGAATGGATAGACCTTAGAATTTTTGCGAACAACAAGAACGCAATCTTTGAGGCTAAGTTTAAAGAGATGTTAGCAAGAGCGCATCAAAACGAAAGTATAGCAGTGAGACAAGCTAATAGAATCGAAGAGCTTGAACGTAGGGTAGCCCTGTGGATTGATGAGGGTGACACCGCAAGACTAGACAGTGTTGATAGTAGACTCGATGATCTTGAATGTAGCATGGATGAAAAGGTTGATAACTGTGATGTTGATGATAAGGTTGAGTCTGCTCTGTCTGACTTAGACCTACCCGATTCATACTCAGTAGAAGTTATGATCGACGATGCACTAGAAACCAAGGTCATGGATGCTGTCAGGGCTGAGCTAGATGCGACCGACTTTAAAATAACAGTGGAGAGATAAGATGAGCCATTCAATCGCAGTGTGGGATCTCACATTCTACAAAATAGATGATGAGGGTAACGAGTTACTCAATGAGGACGGTAGCATCAAACTGTTTGACGCACCTGACTTCGACTGCTCATGGATTACAGAAGATATGGACGATTGCGACCTACGTCTAATGGAGGTGGAGCAATGATTAAATTTCCAAGCGATACAACAGTGCTTACAGAAGAGAACTTCGAAGTTCTAATAGCTATACTTGAAGAGATGCGCGACAGCTTAATGGCTGACCTCAATGAGTCAGGACTGAGCGAGAGAGCAAGCATTGTTTTAAGCCGTGACTATGACAGACTGCGTACCATACAGAAACAGTTAGCACTTACTATGGAGGTTATCAAAATATGACCGCTAACAAAATACCTAAGTTAGTAAGCCAGATAGATCTGGATAAACCCATCCAAACCTACAAGGTGATGGTGTCGGAGGTGCGCGGCTACATGATAGACGTTGCGGCCTCCAATGAGGAGGAGGCTTTGAAGTCTGCGAAGGCTAAGAACTATTATAAACAGTACGACTCAAGGGTAGTGGACACTCACTATCAAATCTTTACAACGGAGGATGAAGACAATGCACAACTACCATGAATGTTCAACGTGCTTGACAATGTTTGTAGAACACCACGACCAGACAGCGGAGTGTAACCTTTGTTTCTCTTCTCTCTTAACCTATAGAGATGTAGCGGATGCCTTTGTACATGAGGATGATTATGCTTTGGAGGTTGAAACCGATCTCACTATATAGTCTATAAAGACTATGAAGGGTTATGTTAATATTTTCTTTTCTCTTTTCTTTTAAACTATAAAGTCTATTATAGCACAGATTGGTTTGAAAGTCAAGAGAGTACACAACTAAATAGATGTTGACAATAGAGTTCTAATATGTTACCATCTTTAAAATAAATTATAACGGTTATAAAAAAGGAAAACAAAATGAATAATATTACACCGATGTTTAAAAACAATACAGGTTTAACAGCAATAAGGGATGGAGGTTATGGCTCTGCTAACTTTGATATAGCCACTGCGCCTTTGGTTTATTATGCTGACGGCACTGGGTTTCCTAGTTCCAAGAATGTTATCTATCGTACTGACACATGTGAAGAGTTAGGTATTCATGGTCACGGTTACAAAGCAGTAGCACCAAAGCACATGATAGATGTGACGCGCAACATCATTGAGCGTTCGGGGTTATCTATTAACAACATGCAAGAAACTATTAGGACATCTCACAGTGGCTCAAGAACCTTTGTTCAATACAAGCTACCCGAACATACTTATACAACCAGTGACGGTGACAGTGCATCGCTTAGCTTGTTAGCCTTATCATCTTTTGATGGGACATGGCCGTTCTTAATCAGTGCCGCGGCAACACAGTCAGCATGTACTAATCTTCAAGTCTTTGTAGGCGGTGAGGTTTCAGTATATAAATCTAAGCACACTCAGTCCTTAGACATTGAGCAGGGCGGCAGAGTAATTACTAAGTCTTTAGAAGTCTTTAATCAGCAACGTGATCTGTGGAGAGAATGGCATGGCACAGAGTGTACTCCGCTCAGAGCATTCAAACACTTTGCCGAGGCACTAAAGTGTAAGACAGCACTAGACCTACTCTATCAAGGCGGCACTGTCCCTGAATATATTATGGGTGATATGCCAAGACGTAACAATAACCTAGCTTATATGTGGAATGTATACTCCAGTGTATATTCTAAACGACTTGGAGATAACTACTGGGCAGTGTATAATGCTATGACTGATTGGTCTACTCACTGTGATGTGTCAAGGTCTTCGAGCCGCGCTAACATTGCATCCATTGAGAACGATAGACAACAGGTGGTGCAAGAAGCTATTAAACACAATCACTTTATGAAGGTAGCGTAATGAAAATACCAGTAGCACCATTTACTTTAGACTCTAAAGCGCATCTCAAGGTGCGCTACATTTTTGATAGAAATGAATATGCTTTACAAGATGCTCTACTTGATATAGTTACTGGTGATAAAAAGTATTGGACTATTGCTGAGTGGGGAGTAGTTATAAATCATATTGTTAGTTCCGACCTGACTGTCGGTGAATACATTAAACCTTATAGGAAATAAAGATATGACTAAATCATTTGGAGAATACTACTTGAGTCTTGACCTACGAAACGGTGTAGGTTTAGACCTTGAGTTTGCAGACAGCCGACCAGTGTGGATAAGTAACTCAGAGACAGGCGGCTTAGCTACGGCATCCTTTGAAGGCACAGTGCTGATGTTACCGTTTATGATTATCACGCTAGGTAAGATATGGATGGACGATTAAGATGGGTGACGCTACGCATGGTGGCAAAGGTGATAGACAACGTAAGGTAGACGCAGAGAAGTACAGTTCAAACTTTGATGCTATCTTTAAATACAATAGAGAGGAGTTAAAAGAAGATGATGATGAAAGCAGTAAACTGTCTGAGCGACACTGGCCTTGGGTTACTAAGATGGATAAAGAATAATGTAATGGAGCAAGAGCCTAAGCCTGTAGCAATTGTAAGAGTGATTAGGTTCCTATTCTTATGTTCAATTGCATACTTTTTTGCAGTCGTTTTTCTACTATTGAAGTGAGGTTTGTATGATATATAATATTGTTTTATTATTTGTAGGTACTATAACAATGGCAGTGGCTATTAAACTGCTGTACATTTCAGAGCTAATGATAGACGAGGAGAATAACTAATGTTCGCAGAGAGCATATCAGGTAGTCCAAGCCCTGCCGCAGTTGCAACAGCTAGAGCCGCAACAGATGTAGTTGATGGTAAGACACCGCTGAGCAGGGCTTGTGTTATGTACAATGTTAAAGAGCAGTCTGTCATACAGTTTATTATTGACAGCACTGAGTACGACACATTGATGAGGAGGAAATAATATTAGCTTTGATCCGCGTGACCCCGATGAAATTAAAGGGTTGATACTAGCCCTTATATTTTTTGCTATCGCTGTTGGTTCAGTGATAAATTCTTTTGATTAAAAGTGTTGACAACAATTAACAATCGTGGTATACTCCACGCTCAATTTTAAAACCACAAGAGGAAAGTAATATGGCTATCTTAGAAGGTACAGCAATGTGGGCATCAGTCCTTACACCCAACACAAGGTTTGAGCCTACGTATGAAGTCAACCTAGTTATTGACGAGGCCACCGCAGAAGATTTTAAATCACGCGGCTACACCATCAAGCAGATGGATGAAGGCCCATCTATTTTAATTAAGCGTAAGGTTGATGGTAAGGACGGAGCGATACGACAAGCACCAAAGCTAGTAGATAAGTTCAAGCAACCCTTAGATGCACAGGTCGGCAACGGCTCAGCAGTGAAGGTGCAATACAACGAGTGGGAAGTTACTAATAAGTATGGCTCGTTCAAAGGCTTAGACTTTCAAGCAATGCAGGTTCTTGATTTAGTAGAGGTAGGAACACCAGACGGTGCTGAGTTTGATGGCGCTTATGTAGAGACAGCAATGGAGGACGAACTGTAATGGGAATTGTCACAGTAGATGAAGTTAACTATGATACAGAGTTGCTATCAGATGATGGTAACTTAATCGTAGCACACTTAGTAGAAGCAGATACTAGAATGCGTGAAGCACAGATAATGATCGGGCTTATGAAATCAGCTAGTGTATCGCTGATCAACGATCTTAAAACTAACCACCTCACGGACGAGGCATTAGCTACAGAGGAAGTAGAACCAACTAAGGAGTAAGGCTCTTGCCTTTTGTTAAACATAAGCAACCGTGTCCTGCTTGTGGAGGGAGCGACCCAGTTTCAGTTAACGCTAATGGATCTGGGTGGTGCTTCAGTTGCAGTACATATTTACCAGACTACGGCACAACGGAAGTGCAACAACTCGACACCTTAACGGAATTTGATGTGTGTCCCAAGGACAGTACAATGAACCACAACTCAACAGCTACATACAATGCATTGACTGACCGCAAGATAAGTTTAGAAACAGCGAAGAAGTACGGTGTTAAATCAACAACCAACGGAACGAAGATAGACAAGCACTACTACCCCTATTACAATGGGCATGAGTTCGCGGCAACAAAAGTTCGTAAGCAGGACAAGAACTTTGAATGGACAGCAAGCCCAAGGCACGTAGGATTGTTTGGCGAGAACCTGTTTAAAGCAGGTGGTAAGTTTATAACTTTAGTAGAAGGTGAGTGTGATGCGATGGCCGCTTATGAACTTATGGGGAGTAAGTGGCCTGTCGTTTCTATTAGATCAGGTGCGTCAGGTGGAGTGGGTGATGTTAAGAATAGTCTTGAGTACCTTGAGTCATTCGAGACTATCTGTATTAATTTTGACAACGACAAGGTGGGCAAGGAAGCCGCGATAGCTGTGGCTAAGCTACTCACCCCCAAGAAAGCTAAGATAATGACACTGCCAGTAGACTACAAAGATGCTAACGATATGTTACGCAAGGGTAGACACGCAGAGTACGTCAGTTCTTTTTGGGACGCTAAACTTTATACACCTTCTGGTGTACTGAACATGTCCGAACAGCTTGAAGCATATCAGAAGCTACGGTCAGAAAAGAAAACAGCTATACCTTATCCTTGGTATGGCCTCAACAAGAAGCTAGAAGGCATGAGAGCAGGTGAGCTTGTGACCCTTACAGGCGGCACAGGACTAGGTAAGTCTTCTGTGACCAGAGAGATTGAACACTGGTTGATAAATAAAACAGAAGATAACGTAGGTGTGTTAGCACTTGAAGAGAGTTGGTCACGTACTGCTGAAGGTATCATGGCAGTGGAAGCAAACGCCAAGCTACATCTTGATAGTGTTAAGGCTGAGTTCAGTGAAGAAGAACTGGATGGCTACTTCAACAAAGTCTTTATGGGCGAGAACAAAGGTCGGGTATGGGTACACGCCCATCACGGTGTCAATAACCTTGAAGAGATCTTTAGTAAGCTACGCTACATGATCATTGGTTTAGATTGTAAGTGGGTTATAGTTGACCACCTTCACATGCTTGTTCTGTCTACGCTTGAGAACGACGAGCGTAAAGCTATTGATCAGATCATGCACCGATTGCGTACTATGGTAGAGGAGACAGGGTGCGGTATGATCCTAGTGTCACACCTCCGCAGAGTAGAGGGCAACCGTGGGCATGAGAACGGAATAGAGACAGGACTAAATCATCTCAGAGGGTCACAAAGTATTGCTCAGTTGAGTGACTGTGTGATTGCACTGGAGCGTAACCAACAATCAGATGATCAGATAGAAGCATCGACCACAAAGGTCAGGGTGTTGAAGTCTAGGTACACCGGAGATGTTGGCATTGCTTCTCAGTTGCTGTATGATAACAGTACAGGACGGCTCAGAGAGCTTGATGACTATGATGAATCGCAGTTCGCAGAGGAAATAATATGACTACTACCTTTAATGGCTTTGAGATAGACAAACACAACCAGTTCTTTCGCCCTATAACTGTTATAAGATGGGCGTACTACACTCTTGAGGGTATCAAAGTTGCAATTGAACATGATGTTCTGCTAAAGTATTACGACGAGATGCTGAAAGATTCACGGAGTCCTCTTGAATAAGAAGTGTACCAAGTGCGGAGAGGTTAAGGAGCTTGGGTGTTTCTCTAAGAAGCGGGCCACCCCAAGCGGCCTACGATCTGAGTGTAGAGCCTGTATATCGCTTAAAGGTTTCGAATATCGCCAAGCGCACAGAGAGCGTATTAATTTTAGAAAGAGGGAGTCGGCGCAACGCAACAAAGAAGTCAAGGCGGCCACTAACAAGGCTTGGTACGAAGCCAACAAAGAAAGGCACAGGGCTACTTCTCTTGCGTGGCGGAAGGCAAACCTTGATAAGGTCAACGAATACGCTGTCGAGCGCAGGGCCGCCAAGATCAAACGTACCGTAGCTTGGGCTAACCGCGAAAAGATTGTTGAGTTTTACGTGGAAGCTAAACGACTACAGGAAGAAACAGGAATAGTCATGCATGTCGATCATATTATACCACTTAGAGGTAAACTGGTGAGCGGTCTTCATGTTGAAACAAATTTACAGATACTTCCGTGGCATGACAATCTTAGTAAGTCCAACAACTTTAAACCATAAAGGCAAAAGAAAATGAGTAACTTAGTATTTGATATAGAAGCAGACGGCTTAGACCCCACGAAGATACATTGTATCGTGGCACAGGACGTAGACACAAAAGATGTGTTCACGTTTGACAACACACAACTAGACGAGGGCTATGCTATGCTGTCCTCTGCAACTAAACTAATAGGCCACAACTTGATAGGCTATGACATCCCTGCTATTAAAAAGGTTGCAGGGGTTGATCTGTTTGACAAGAAGATCGTTGATACACTCGTACTGTCACGCCTCTTCAAGCCAACACGCGAAGGCAACCACGGACTTGAAGGGTGGGGCTATCGTCTAGGCTTTCGCAAGGGTGACTTTGGTCAGCAAGAAGATGCTTGGGACGAGTACACACCTGAGATGCTAGAGTACTGCAAGAACGATGTGTTGCTTAATACTAAAGTATATGAAGCGTTGAAGGTTGAGAGCCGTGGCTTCACACCTGAGTCAGTGCAGATAGAACATGCAGTAGCTAAGATTGTAGATCAGCAACGTACCAATGGGTTTGTGTTAGATGTTAAGAAAGTTATGGGCTTGATGGCTATGTTTGAAACTAAGCTACATGATCTAGAGGCAGAGGTACAGGAAGAGTTCCGTCCTGTAGTTACTACTCAGATACTAACAGCTAAGTATACAGCATTAGGTCACGTAGCTA